TGGTGTTTGAAAAAAGTGCGCTTCTGCCGTTAGCTGTGTTGTTAGTGCCAGTGGTGTTGTTGAGAAGCGCCCGATAGCCTAAGGCGACGTTGGCGCAGCCTGTCGTATTTGCAGCAAGCGCAGTAGTCCCCACAGCCGTGTTAGTAGACACTCCACTGTTTCCAAGACCTACTGTGACGGAGTTGATTAGGGCGTCTGAGTCTGCGTAGATAACGCCGGAGAGGTAGAGGTCTTTGAATTTCCTTGATGCAGCACCTAATGAAATTGCATCTGATCTAGCAATAGGTGTGCTTGTATCATACGGATCAATGCTGTCATTACCTGCATTAAAGTATAGTCCAGTGTCACCTGTACCAAGATAAAGCTGAGTTGAATGAGTGCCAATACTACCTACGGTTGTGCCGTTTTTGCGGAACTGAGCAATAGTGCCGTCAGTAGTAATCCTGTTAAAATATGCAACTGTTCCGTTACCGGCAGTTATTACATTTCCATTTGAAAGCCTCGCCCCTGTTTCTGTGGACGTAGTTGCCAGCCCAGCATCAGTAGTACCAACAAGCAAGTTGCCACTGGTGTCTATGCGCATTGCTTCATTTGACGATATCCAGAACGCAAGCGGTTGTGCGACAGTTTGAATAATCGGAACACTGCCTGCATATGTCAAGTTAGCTAAGGCACTAGTATCTCCCCATCGTAAAGGTACTTCTCCGTTACCCAAAATGTGCATTTTTGCCGTTGGACTTGTAGTACCCAGACCCAACGACTCCGCAGAAGCATCCCAGAAGAACTTAGGCGTTGTTCCGGTGTCTTCGTAGAAGGAGATGTCGCCTGTATTAGCAACGGACAGCCTGAAAGCATCTGCTGTCTCATTTTTAATTAAAAAAGTACCTAGTGAATTGTTTGAACCAAATAAGAAATTATCTGTATCGTCTTGTAGTCTTATGTAGGTTGCCGCAGTACCACCATCAAAGTCACCTGCAACAACCGCTGTATTAGCAACAGTCAACCCATCAGCCGTGACTGTGCCATCTACGTTAAGGCTTGTATTAAACTGACCAGTCGTAAAAGTCCCAGCCGCCGCAGTAGAAGCACCAATGACTGTGCCGTCTATTGTGCCGCCGTTAATATCAGCAGTAGGAATAGTGACTGTGCCTGTGAAGGTTGGGGATGCTAGTGGAGCTTTGGTGTTTAGCTGAGTTTGTATGTTAGACGTAACGCCGTCTGTGTAGTTCAGCTCTGTAGCGGTTGCCGTAACACCTAATGAAGCTATAACAGTATTGCCAGACTCTGCAACCCAACTAGTACCGTTACCTACAATAAAGTTACCATCGGAGGGGGTAAGTGCTGCAATAGCAGACAAGTCAGTGTCTGAGGCCTGTAAGGCATCTAGTTGTGTTTGTACTGAACTAGTCACGCCACTAAGATAATTAAGCTCAGTTGCCGTGGCAGCAATAGTTGTTCCACCTATTTTTAGATCGGAGCTTGCGTTTATGATAGGGGCAGTAAGTGTTCCAGTAAATGTAGGAGAAGAAAGAGAAGACTTAGTATCTAGCTGTGTCTGGACGTTACTTGTAACACCATCAACATAGTTTAGCTCTGCGGCAGTCGCAGTAACCCCTAAACTAGTTAATGCAGTCGCAGGAGACTCTAATGCCAGATTAGCTCCTGTGCTAACCAAAAAGAAGTTATCTGCAAGTGTTAAGTTAGAAATATCTGTAAGCTTTGCGTTAAGAGCCTGCTTAGCATCTAGTTGAGTTTGGAGGGGGCTTGTAACATTGTGAACATAATTTAGTTCAGTAGTTGTGGCTGTAATACCATCAAGAACATTAAGCTCTGTAGCCGTAGACGTAACACCAAGACTTGCAAGAGCTGTAGCGGGTGCTTCAGCTACAAAGTTAGTACCATCACCTACAATAAAAGTACCGTCTGTAGGAGTTAAAGCTGCTATGTCAGTAAGCTGTGCGTCTAAAGGCTGCTTAGCATTTAGTTGCGTTTGAATGTTACTTGTTACACCATCAGTGTAGTTTAGCTCAGTAACTGTCGATGTAATACCATCAAGAGTATTAAGCTCTGTAATAGTCGCAGTTAAGGCTGTACCGCCTACAGAGAATGATGCAGCACTTAAGGCACCACCTACTGTAACAGCACCTGTCGTAGTAACTGTATCAATGTAAGAGTCTTTAAAGTATGCTGTAGGACTTCCTAGATTTATGTCACTATCTACAACAGGAACAAAAGCACCATCCTGAATGCGGACTTGCTCAGTAGTAACGCCACCTACTTCAACAAATACGCCCCAACGATTATTAGAGGTGTCAACGACTATTTTGTTTTTAAAGTCTTGGTCACCAATCTTGCCTATATTACCGCCTTGCCCATCTGTGCCATCATGTGTGTGGCCTGTAGTCCCAGAAGTTGTATAAGCAAAAGCATTAGCAAGCTGATTAAACTCATTGTTAAACAATGCAGCAGTAATAGTATCGCCATCGGCAAATGAGCTTTGTCGTATATAAATTGTTCCTGCCATTTCTATCTCCTGCCTGAAGGCATGTAATCTATGTACAATCCATTGATTGCGTAAGAAGGTAACTGATCATTACTGGATATTTTAAAACTACTTGCAAATCCACTGCCCTGAACAGCTTGTCTAACCATTGGATCTAGTGAGCCTCCAAAAAAAGCAACACCAAACTCAGAGACTCCAAAGATAGCAGGAGTCTGAATCTGATCTAGTACATAATCAGGAGGCTGAGGTATTGTAGTATCTTCATAATTGTAGCGCACACGCAACGTAGGCTGAGTAAGACCTTCAGGACTTATAGAAATTTTTACATATTGTATAGTTTTTAAAGTTCCTGCATCTCCAAAGTCTAAGTTTGGAGTTTGATAAGTAGCATCTATATTTTGTAATGTTTCATCTTGTATGAAAGAAGAACCAATATCATGGTTATAAATATAACCTAAGTTATCTCCATGATAAACTTTATCAACTCCATCCGCAGCAAATCCTGCGTTTATAGCTACGGCTTGTATTCCTTGTGTTTCAGACCATTCAAATCCGTTAGGTGTAAAAGTTCCTATAACTCCACGAGCTGTTTGAATGTTGGAGCCTTCGGCGCTGTAAAATAATCTGTACTGTGATTTATTTCTAAGTACAACACTGCTGATAGTATAAGTATTTATTTGTGTACTTAAGTCTGAAATTATAGATTGTATTTGACGAGAAACAGAGCCTAACTCGACGTCTCCAATTCTTTGTGTAGCAGCAATAGTACGGATACCATCAGGCGCTAAAAACAAAAGGTCACCACCAATTTCTTGAATGCTATAGCCGCTTAAGCACCCTACATTGTTGGTGATCTGAACTACAGAAGGAGTACCATTAATATCATCAAGACGATGAATAGTATTCTCACAAAATATAAACAAAGAACCACGGAAACTTTTAATTCCGTTAATTCTATCTGAGATAGTTACACTACCTGCACCAGTACCTGCAAAGTCTCTATCATCATTAGTTTTACTGAAATAAACAGTAGAGGATGCATTGGTTGTGTCGACAGCACACAAGTGTTTATCATGTTCTTCAATATATTTAACAGCAGCAGGAGTTGATATTTCCTCGTACACAAAAACTCTGGAAGCCCCTGTACCGACAATATGAAAGTGAGCTAATTTGTTAGGGCCTGTTGCAATTGATAAAGAACCAAAAGGCGTATCAGTATGCCCAGTAGGTGCTTTCATAAGGGTAAACTGAGCTTGGCCCTGAGAAGCTCTAGTTAAAACTGTATCAGAAGCAAGCTCGGCTTCGGTAGAGCCACTATGCCCAGTATTTTTATTAACCTGTATCCAACTAATACCTTCGTCAGAATAATAAATATTAGTTCCTACAACAACTACCACACCTTCGCCATATGGGTAGACTCCAAGTATTTTAGAATCGTCTATAGGTCTAGTTGCTGAGTCGCCTCCAAAAGGTGTATAGCCATTTATTCTTCTGTAACCACCGTCAGGGTCTACTTCAAAGTTTCTTAGAATCGTAGCAAACCCCGGCTGAGCCAACATATCAAATTGGTTCAGGTTAGTGTTTAAACCACCTCTACATGACAATCCAAAAGGTTGAGACATTAGATAAAGGTTATCCTATCATCTTTAAAGTAAGAAGGAGCAGGATCTAACAAATTAGAACGCATGCTTCTAAGGCCTTTCTTATAGTCCTCTAATGCAAATGCCGCTGCTTGAGGATTATCTTTAAATTGCCAAACGTAATAAC